TGTGATTTGTGTCGTGATTGGAATCTTTGTGCTTTACAAAGCAATTGCTTGGTTTAAAAAGTGCTTCTTTTCTAAGAAGAGCATTTTTAACATTGATTACGAAGCTGAATTGATGAGCAACAAACGGACACCGATTTTGTACGGCAACATGTTGATCAAATCGATTCTTGAAAGGAACACTTATCACATGTATCGTCAGAGTGATGATCCAGAGAAAGAGGAATCTTTTGGTACAATGACCATGATTCGTGGCAGGATTGGCATGATAAATGCTCATTATGTGCCACAGATCAAAACTGTCATGAGCAAATGTTACGATACACACATCAAGTTGGTGCGCCATGGTAACCTTAAGGTTACATACAGTGTCCCGTTGACAAGGTTTGTTAACGAAGAAACGTCGTTCATAGACGTTGAGAGTGATGTAGCACTGATTGATCTTGGAGAAATTGTTCCAGTTTGCCGAGACATCGTCCAGTTCTTTTCAACTGGTGAAACTCACGAACAGAATCGCGATTTTGACACGATTCTTGTTGCAGCGCGCTCACCTTTGTCATTGCACACTTTCCGCATCAAGGATAGTTTAGTGCAGCAGCCACTCAATGTATGTGGAAACATACACATCGATGTTATCATCTATGAGGCTGACACACACACTGGTGATTGTGGTTCCCTTGTTTTTTACTCTGGGAGCTACGCCAACAATACGGAGCGTATTGTTGGTATGCATATGGCAGGTGTTCAGAGCACTGGGGCAAAGAAAGGGTATGCGAGCGTTTTGACGCAAGACAAGATCAATGGGTTTTTGGCTCAGCTTGATGTTGGGCCAACTCGTGAGTTCCAGATTTTGCCTGAAGGTGATGTTCTCAAGAATGAGAAAACGAGTCATGAAACAGTCAAGATTGTCGAGAAACCAGTTTTTCAACCTTCCAAGACAGCTATCATGCCTTCTGTTTTGTACAATGAATTGCATCCTGTTACAAAATCTCCCGCTCATTTGGCAACATTTGTTGATGAAAATGGTGTGAAGATTAGTCCTTTACTCAAGGCACACAAGAAGCAAGATTCACAGAACGTCTCTGTCGATGAGACAAAGCTTGACATTGTCAAGAAGGAAGTTCTTCGTGAACTTGAGCAGTTTATGAGACACAGTGGCACGAAGTTGAGCTTTGATGAAGCCATCGTTGGAAAAGATACATTGCCATGCTTAGGCCCAATTCCAAGGAAGACTTCAGCTGGATATTCGTACTATGGAGATAGTCGTATTAAGTCCGGTAAGAAGGAACTTTTTGGCATTGAAGGTGCTTACAAACTTGAAGGGCCTTTGTACGAAGATTTGAAGTGCAAAGTTGAAGCTTTGGAAGCGAAGATGGTAAATTTGGTTGTACCAGAAGAACGTGTGTACATGGACATTTTGAAGGATGAAACTTTGCCAAATGCGAAGGTTCAGATTGGAAAGACGCGCATGATATCTGCATGTGATCTTCCAATGTCTGTTATTTACAGAAAGTACTTTGGTGCTGTGTGCAATGATTTGGTCGCATCCCGATTACTCAATGGCATGGCCATTGGGATGAATCCTTATTCAGAGGAATGGCAGTTTTTAACTGTTTTGTTGAAATCCCGTGGTGACAAAGTTGTTGCAGGTGATTTTGGATCATACGACAACAGTCAGACGTGCCAGTTGATTCAAGCCGTTGTTTGGATTATGTCACAATTGACTGGTTTGAGCAGCGCTGAGGATATTAATGTTCTTAAGTGTCTTGCTGTGACTTTATCTCAACCATACCACATTTCTGGATCAAAGATCTACGAGTTGGATCATGG